CGGAAAGATGTGCAGTATGTCATGGGTAACCTGCCTGACAGCCTAGTCCCGAGGTTCGGGCAAGGCGCCACGTATGCTGACACGGGGTTGCTAATCACAACACCGGACAAGATGTCCAGTCGTCCAACGGTTTACGCGGGAACGAGATGTCTCCTCCAGCAATGGAGTGACACTCTCTGGGCCAGATCTCTTGTGGAGTCTGGCCCTTACCGTAGTAATCCGCGGACAGTTCGAGGCAACATTTTCTTCTGCGTCCCAAAGGACGGAACGAAGTTCCGGGGATGCGGTAAGGAAGCGTCGATACCGGTAGGCTACCAACTTGATGTTGGACGCCTCCTTAAGACGCGATTGCTTCGAATTGGAATCGATCTCCGCAAAGGGCAAGAGCTGCACCGGTCTCTCGCGAGAGAGGCTAGTGTGACTGGAGCCTTTGGTACGATCGATATGAGTAATGCGTCCGACACTCTCGCAAGAGTGTTGGTGGAACTGCTCGTCAGAGACGATTGGTTCCAGTTACTCAACTCCCTCCGGGCGTCACATACAAGGGTGAAAGGCAAGTGGTTTAGACTAGAAAAGTTCTCCTCAATGGGGAATGGATTTACGTTTGAACTCGAGACGATCATCTTTGTTACGATGGCTCGCACTCTAGTTCGCCTGGAAGGGGGTGACCCCTCTGAGGTGAAGTGCTATGGGGACGACCTCATAGTACCCAGCATCAACGTTCCTTCGTTGATGAAAGCGCTGGAGTGGTTCGGCTTTCAGCCGAATATGAAAAAGACCTTCAGTGAAGGTCCTTTTCGGGAGAGTTGTGGTGGTGACTTTTGGGAAGGTGTCCCCGTGAGGGGCCACTATCTTGAGGTGTTACCAGATGAACCACAACAATGGATCTCATTGGTTAATGGACTTCGCAGAGTGGCTTTTGTCGACGGCCAAAGACTACCTAATCGGTGGTCTAAGGTCGCTCGTACTTGGCGCTCTGCTATGGCTCATATACCAGCTGATATCCGCAGGTGC